AAATCTCCTTCAAATTACTTTTTTATGGTAATATAGGGCTAACCGAAATTAGCCCCATATTTAACCGATTTTCGCTAACCCAATTATGGATTTACGAAGTTTACAACACCTAATGATGTTGAAGATGTTGCATGTGATAATGCTGCACCGAATAGTACATCAGCTACTACAGAAGTTGCCAAGTGGTCAATGTCATATGCTGACTGAACTCTTGGAGCTAATTGCTGTGCAAAATACACAGAATTTCTGTTAAAGATAGTTGCTGTTTCATCACCAGTACCACCATCGTCATCCCAGTCTACTGAAGGATAACAGCTTAAACCATAAGCCTGGATTACATTACCTGATACTAATGGATTTGCATCATCGCCTCTTTTTTGTGCTTCTGTGAAGTCACCTAAAGAAAGTAATGACATATAAGCAGCAGGAGAACCATATAAGAATGATTCGCCATCTGTGTAGTCAAATCCTGCATCAAGCATTTTTTGTAAGCCTTCTCTGATTAAAGCAGTAGTGAAAGTGTTATCAGCAGCTAAAGTAACATCGTTACCTGTAGCTGATTGAAGTACATCAACAGCTAAGTAGTTTTCTACTTTCTTAGCTAAAGCATAACCCATTGATTTTGCATAAGCATTGAATAGGTCAGCAGATTCTTGAACTCTTACGATGTCCTCGATTCTTTTCGCTTCGTAGTGATGTTGGTCCATTGATAATTGAATTACCCCATCTGTGTTAGCAGAATAAGTTACTGCTGTGTCTGCACTTTTAGATGCAGCTGTTTCTTCAGCAACTTTAGGGATGTTTAGTATGTCGCCACCACCTGAAACCATAGATGAGAAGTCAGATACTTGATTACGAAGAATGAATTTTCTTTCTGCATAGTCAAGGATAGCATCTCTCCACATTTCAGGAATAAAATTAGCAGCTGTTGTTGTTGTTACATTTGCCATGTTAATATCTCCTTAAAGATAGTTAGTTGTTAGTTTCTATAGCCATCTACTATCTGTTTCCAAAGTTTAGGATTCTTCCTGGCTTCTGTTCTGTCTTTATCAGACAAATCAGCCCATTTTGCATTTTCAGCAAACTTGCCTGAAGAAGTAACCTCTTTGGCATCAGATATTTGCACTTTTTTATTCCCCAATCTTTCAATGTGCTTTTCCAACTTAATTGTTGGCAGGTCTACATAGATTTCTTGGTCATCATCTGAAAGTTGGGACAGCAGATGTTCTCGTCTTTGTTTTTCTTGAATCTGAAATTGTTCTACTACAGGTTTTAGCTGTGAGTTTTCTTCCTTCATCTTTTCATACAAAGATTTAAACTCCTCTTTTTCTTCAAGCTGTTTTGTTTCTTGAAGTTTGAGGTTTTCTTTGAGTTCATTTAACTCAGCCTCTGCTGACTGTGCTCTTGTTCGATATTTCTTGCTTTCTGCAATTAAACTACCGACTTCATTATTTTCTTCCTGTGTAGGTGTTTCTGCTACTGCTTGTGTTTCTTCTACTATTTTTGTTTCTTCGGACATACTGCCCTCCTTGTTATTTACCTATTTTAATCTTGATAGGTTTGCTTTCGTATTTCTTCACATTCCTATCAACAATCTTTTGCAAGAATAAAGCAGACTTATCCCTATTCTTACCACTTAAATCTGCTATGACATAATTATTATTCTCTTCATTCCATTTGACAATATCGCCTCTTTCAAATACTAATGTAGCTCTATCTCTTTTGCCTTCAGGTCTTATTCTTCTTGCTGTTTCACCACTTAATAACATGGTTACTCTATCACTCTTTCTAAATTTTCCTAATGCACCAGTTGCTTTCTTTGCTGCATATTCTTTTGACTTATATTTCTTAATACCATTTTGCATAACACCATTGTTCATGTCTTTAACAATTAACCCTCTTGCATGAGATGCTAATTGACCATAGTTGGTTTTAGTAAAGTTTGCTATGTCAGATGCTTTCATTATACTGGTACCCATTCATGTCTACAATTAAATCCACCACCACCTTCAATGGTTGTATCGGTTTCTGTAGGTATTTGGTCAGCAGTTATTTGCCCTGCTGCTAATCCTGTTTGACATTCATCTCTTGTTACCTCATCATCAGGTCCTACATATTCATACTTTTGTTCAGGTACATCCTGAAATAACTTTGCAGTAGTCGTTCTTGCAAATCGTGCAAAGCTATCATTTAATAATGCTACTTGTTGTTTACTGCTTAATGCTCTACCTACTCCATAAGTTTCAGTAAGCCCTGCCATAATGTTTGCAGAACTTTGCCCTGTTAATAATCCTCTAAACATAGCAGTCTTTAATTCATTAGCATATCTTGTTACTCCTGATGAGATAGTAGTTAAGTCAAGGATTGCCAATATCTCTATTGCTTGTACTGCTACAACTCTTTGTTTATTTCGTTGTGCTGCACTTAATCCAGCTACTGTTGTTACTACTTGTTTATCATAACTACCTTTTACTTTTTCAAGCAAAGCAGGAAATCCTAACTTGGTTAAGTCATCAACAAAGTCAATCTGTTGGAATGCTTGTGCTAATCCTGCATCATCTAATACGACTAATCCAGCAAGAACTTTCTCAATCTTATTCAGAAGTTTCTTCTGGATTTTTTCCATATCTTTTTGATAAAAGTCTAAGTCGTCTATCATTGTTGGGCTTTAATAATTTGGTCTATCAATGTTTCTTCTTGTGCTTGTGGTTGTTCAGCATCTATCTGTTCCACAATAGCTGTAATTTCTTCTTCCTTGAAATCAGGATTCTTTTTTCTTAAATAACTTTGTCTTGTTTCTAAATCATTTTGGAATGCCCAAGAATAGTATTTGATTTCCTCATCGGCACTCATAGGCACTTCTCTTTCAGCAAAGTCTATACTGAATTGGTCTCCAAGATTAATACCACCTGATACTTCACAGATTCTTTTAGCAATCTCAAATTGGTTCTTCTCAAATGGTCTATAGATTTGTTCTGTATCACTTCGTAGTGCATCCATTAAGTCTAATTCAGACATCTTTTTACTTAATCCACTTTCCTGGCTCTTATCTGCCCAGTTAATTCTAACATTATTGGATTGTGCAATACTATCTACCATATACTTGGTTGATTCAATCATTGCCTGGACATTAGCATTTGGTGTTGCATATTGGAAGTTCGCACCTTCAGGTAATACTAAGGCTTTATCTTGTCCCATAGTGATTCGTTGTTCAGTATCTAATCCAGTAAAGACTGGCTGACCGAGTTGAAACCTTCCATGGAGAGCAAGTTCAGTTAACATAATGTTGATACTTCTCATACCATCTACTAAGTCTGATGCCCCTTCTCTAAAGAAATCTCTTGTGAATGGGTGTCTATGTGCTATGTTAAATGGTAAGACATCTCCATAAGGGTTTCTATCCCCTTCTACAATAGAAGTAATAGCACCTCTACTGCTTATCATAAAGTGTTTACCTTCCATATCTTCTGTTTCTTTACTCCAAAACATATATTGAGCATCTTCTGTTCTACCTTGTAGCTGTGATTCTGCTTGATACATAATAGCAAAAGGTTCATCTTCGTTAGGTTTAAAGAATGGGGTAAAGAAGTGGATTGGTCTGTACTTTAGTTTCTTTGCATTGTCGTCCCAATGAGTATATAAAGCTTCTGTACCTAATAGATAAGTCAGCTGTTCAAATTGTTTCATTACAGAATCAAAGTTGCCTAAGACATCTGTATATTTTTCGTTGTATCTTACTGGTGCTTGTTGATATACCAATGCTCTACGACTAATAATATTTCTAACAAGATTAATGTACATAGGTGGGATTTGTGATAAAGATTCACTATCAAAGAATCCTTTAATGTCGTGCTCAAGGTTGATACCCTCAAAATAGTCTAACAATCTTTCTCGTTCACTATGTTCTTTTTCTAATCCTTCTTCTATTGTATCCATTAACAAGTCATACAACATCTTTTCTGTCAAATTATAAATTATCATGATTCATACCTTTTATAAATTTTTTGTTCTTCGGTTTCCAAGAATCTATCCTGGAAATCCTTTATCATTTCTCTACTTAGTTCTTCTTCTTTTATACTTAATCGGTATCCCCATACCATAGCACTTATCATGCTACCTATAATTCCAACACATAATCCTAATAAAAACTCTACCATTCTATTGCCTTAGCTTGTCCTTTGAACCCATATCTGTAATCAACTGGATAACATAAAGCATCTAAGAAGTGAGATAAGGTTTCAGTCTTTAGTATCTGTCCATTCTCCATAGTACATAGTTCTAAATCTCTAATAGTGTTCTTACACTTAGGATTAATAAATAGTCTTACTTTCCCAGTTGCATCTTCCAACATCTTATTCAAGGCATTTAATCTGTCCTTTTGAGTTGGATTAGCTTTCTTAGCTATAACTGTAAACCCTGCTTCTTGTAATATTCTATGGTCAGACTTGGTACTATTAGAAGTTCTTGCCTTACCTGCTGGGTCAGGATATACTGGTAATCCTCTACCTTTTAACTGCATTAGCTTAGCCAATTCAAAGGTGTTAGAGTTCTGTAATCCAATCTCATCAAATACATATAATTCTCCTGCAGTATTTTCACACATTAATAAGGCAGTCATGTAAGATGCTACCCCAAAGTCAATTCCCCAAAACATTCTTGGGGACTTCTCCATAACTCTACAATGTATATCTCTACTAAAATTGTATGCTGCTCTATTTGCAGCAGTAAGAAAACTTGCAAGATATTCTTGTTCAAAAGTTCTCTTATCTAAATTCTTTTTGGCATTCTCTACTTCTGATTCAGAAATAAAGCCACCATCTAAGGTGGTAAACTGCCAGGACTTGTAATCACTATTCTGTGATTGTCCTTTAACAAATAAATCGTAAAAGTGGTTCTGTACTCCAGTTGGAGTTCCTACAAATAAAGCCGAACCTTTAGTTTCTGCTAAAGTCGGCTGTATAATCTCTCCCCACACATTCTCTTTCATATAACTGTACTCATCAAGCACTACCATTGTTGTAGATACTCCTCTAAGTGAGTCTGGCTTGTCTG